ACTTCACCGCCTGCCTCCAGCATCTTTTCTGCGATCTCATCGGATTTTGCGCCCAGCTGTGATAGGCGGGTGAGCATTTCCTCTGGCAACTGAACTTCAGCTTTTGCCATTGGTCGCCACCACCTTTTTCGCCAGTACTTCTGTGTACATGCCGCGACCCTTCACATCTTCCACGGATGTGATATCGAATTTCTCACCGCCACTGTAGATGATGTGATCGGTGGTTACCGTCACATCGGGAATACAGCGGAAGCGGAAAAGGTCGGTTGCCTCCGAGAATGCCGCGAGGTTTGCCCACCGCTGACTGCCGTGTCTGCCTTCACGATACGCGCGGACAGATGCAACCACATCATAAGCGGTAGTGGCAAATCCTTCGGGATCCTTGGTCTTTCGCATGATGACGATGTCAATGAAGCTGTTCATTTTTCCAAAGCTCATGCTCACACCTTCCATTCTCGGTCGAGCCGTAACAGGAGATTGACGGTGTTCCATACCTGCGTGGCCGCCTGCGGGTTATCTGCGAAGAATCCACCAGTGCTGCCGTCTCTGCTTTCATAGAAATGCGATGCCAACATTACCACGGCCTGCTCGGTCGTTGCTGGCATCGCTTTTTCCGTATAGCTGCCTGCGGGGATGTGCTGATAGCTTTCCGCATATGAAACAGCGGCGGCAATGTAGCTCCTAATGAGCGCATCGTCCACCGCGTGTTCCACGATCAGATTTTGCTTGACCTTCGTGAGAAGTTCATCCATCACCGCCGCCTCCTTTCATTACGCAGACTTCATGACGAGCAGCTTGACTGCTTCGGGAAGTACCAGCTTGCCGTCGACGCGCTCCTTGGCCACGAAGCCGACCATGCCGTTGCCAGCGAACAGCTCTTTGAGTTCCGCGAAGGAACGGGTGCCGCGATCACCGATGTTGTAATAGCTGAAATCGCCAAACGCCATAGCGGGCTTGCCGCCTGCGATCACGGGGAAATAAGGAGAGGTCATTACCTCGTAGCCGAGGATGCGGTCGGGTTCACCAGACTGCAAAGAGGGCTGCCAGAGGTACTGGCCGGTGCTGTCCTTCAGCTTGCGGATGGCTGCCAGCGTCTGATCGTTGCACATGAACTTGGCGCTCTTACGATAGGGACGCTTGAGGGAATAGATGAGGTTGATAATCTCATCTGCGGTGATGGCAGTTGCGGAAGCGGCAGTCACGCCAACCTCTGCGCCGCCTTCAGCAGCAAGCAGGCCGAGGGGCTTGCCGACACCGTCGCCGTTGAGGAACGCATCTTCCTCGGCATTGGCAAGTGCCTTGCCAAACTGGGTGATGATGTAGTTCTCCAGATTGAACGCGTTGTCGTAGAGCAGTTCCTCGGTGACCTTGATGGCAACATGGAGCTTGTGCGCGTCCATGATGATCTGGTCGAAGGTAGCGTCACCGAAAGTGAGTGCGCCGCCTTCCTCGATCCACGCTGCAGCGGGTTTAGTGGCCGCGATGTTGATCTTATGCTCACCGCTGGTGGTGATCTTGGTGCCGAGGTTACGCATAATGTTTTCCTCGGTCAGCACATCGATCAAGCGGCGATCGTATTCCTCGGGTACGAGGTAGCCGCCCTGTGCGTCCACGCCTTCGGAAAGCACATTGCTGACCTTGCGGAAGTTGGAGCGGAGGGCAGCGAGGACGGCCTGTCTGTATTCATCAGAAGCGCGGCCAGTCTTCTTTTCCTCCTGCTGATTGCCGGGTCTGCCGGTGATGGGAGCGGTAACGGGCTTGGCCAGCTCTGCGTCGATCGCTTCCTGTCGCTCCATGCGCTGGATTTCACGACCATAGTCCATGATCTGTTTCTCCAGTGCATTGTAGGTGGCCTCATCCTCTGCGGAAAGAGTGCCAGCGGGGGTTCTGTGGGTTTCAGCAAACTCCTTGGCTGCTTCCCACGCCTTATTGCGCTTTGCGCGCAGTTCGATAATAGTCATGTTGTTATCCTCCATTACATGAATTTCTTGATGTCATCCAGTCGCGCCATGATGTCTGCGACCGAACGCTCTTTGACCTTCGGGTTGATTTTTGCTGCCTGCGCCGCCATGCGATGCTGCAGCTTGTTCATGAGTGTGGTGTTCACCTGCTTGCGGGAGAACAGCATTGCCTTGGGCTTTTCCTCCTGCTCGTCGGGATCGTCATCATCCTCGTCTTCTTCCTGCGGCTGCACCTGCGGGGGTACAGCATCGGAAGGTCGAGCCAGAATGTCATCGGCAAAGCCAAGCTCCACAGCTTTATGGGCGTCCATCCAAGTTTCCGCATCCATGAGGTGGGAAATCTTTGCACGGGACAGACCAGTTTTGATCTCGTATGCGTTGATGATGGAATCCTTCACGCTGCCAAGCATCTCAATGGCCTTTTCCATTTCGCCTGCATCGCCCATGGCGACTGTCATGGGATTGTGAATCATCAGCATGGACACAGGCGACATCAGCACCTTGGTGCCTGCCATAGCAATGACGGAAGCAGCGGACGCTGCGATGCCGTCGATCTTGATGGTGACATTGCCCTTGTAGTCCATGAGCATGTTGTAGATCTGGGCTGCTGCTACGCAATCGCCGCCGGGACTGTTGATCCACACGGTGATATCGCCGTCGCCTGCGAACAGTTCATCCTTGAAAAGCTGGGGTGTGACATCATCGTCAAACCAGCTTTCTTCTGCGATGGTTCCGTTCAGATGCAGGACTCTCTCCACCGGTGCCGTCTCCGTCGCCGCCAGATTCGTCCACTTCCAGAACTTCTTCGTCTTCATCGGAATCCTCCTTTCCGTCATTGTTGGGGGTTGTATTTGCAAAAGCTCCTGCGCTGGCCATCGGGAGCATGTTGCCATTGATGAGGTACAGGTCGCCGCCTTCTTCTGTGGGGATGCGATCCAGATTCTCCAGCTCACGAATGTCGTTTGCACTCATCCAGCCATTTTGTCTGGCGATGGCGTATCCGTTCATTCTGCTCTGGTAATCACCGCGCAGCAAACCTTCCAAGTTGAACTTGACGAAGTATTCTGCCTTTTCATCCTGCAGGAGCAGTGAGCGCATGAACGCCTGCTCCCAGCGGATGACCCACGGGTCAAGGGTGTATTTCACGAACTCCAGCGACTGCTGCTCAATATTAGAAAAGCTCGACTTTTCCAAGTCACCGACCATGTGAGGTGGGACGCGGAAAATTCGAGCAATTTCGTTGATTTGGAATTTGCGGGTTTCAAGGAACTGCGCCTGTTCGGGGCTGATCCCGATTGGCGTGTATTTCATTCCTTCCTCCAGCACCGCGATTTTATTTGCGTTGCCGCTGCCGCCGAAGGTGGATTGCCAGCTTTCGCGCACACGCTGCGGGTCTTTGATTGTGCCGGGGTGTTCCAGCACACCGCCCGGTGCAGCGCCATTAGCGAAGAACTTTGCACCGTATTCCTCGCAGGCGATGGCCATGCCGATGGCGTTCTTTGCCATGGCGATCGGTGAGTAACCGACGAGTCCGTCGAAGCCGAGGCCGGGGATGTGCAGCACATCGCTGGGCTTCAGCGTGACTGTTGACCCCTTCATGGTGGCTGCTTCATCGTTTGATCGCTGGTAGGTGTAATACAGCTGGCCTTTTTCGTCTCTGTCCACCGTCATCTTGTTTGGCATGAGCGGGTACAGGGCGATGACTTCACCTTTGCCGTTGCGGATGATCTGTGCGTATGCGTTACCCCAGAGGAGCAGATGTGTCATGAGGGTTTCTCGGAACACAAACGAACTCATTTCGGGGTTCGGCTCATCGTGCAAAAGCAAGTACAGCGGATGGTCGATGGCTTTTTCCTTGCCGCCGTTCTTTGTGTACCTATATACATGTAGCGGCAGGCCTGCGATGGCCTCGGCCAGTATTCTGACGCAGGAGTACACCGCTGTCATTTGCATAGCTGATCGTTCTGTGACGGTCTTGCCTGCAGTGGTGCCGCCCATGTAGAAGGTGTATCCGCTGCCTGCGGTTCTGTTTTGGGGCTTATCTCTCGATCGGAACAGTCCAGAGAACATTCCCATTTGTAAATCACGCTCCTTTTCAAATAAACAAAATGCCTCGGTCATCGTAGACCGAAGCACCATTGCCTTGGTGACGAATCGCTC